ATCAGATGAATGTATAATGGGTAAAACTTTTATACAATTATTAGAAGATCTTGATCAAGCATGGCATCAACATGGTATAGGTAAAGATTGTAAAATAGAAGTAACATTTGAACCACATGAACATGAAGAATAATATGTATAAACTTATAATATGGAAAGCTATATGGACTGGTGAAGAACCAGAAAATACTACAGATTCATTTATATTAAATTATAAACCAGATTTTAATGAATTGTATAAACATCTAAATTGTGATACTATTCAAATAGTTCAAGGATTTGATAATAATATATCAAATAGAACTTTTGATATGTATACAGATGAAAATAGTAAAATGAAATCAAAAGTAGTTAAAAATAAATGGGCTACAAATGCATGGATGACTTGGCAAGAACGTACAGATAGAATGTGTTTGCCAGGTGATTTTATTGCAGGTCATGTAGCTATAATTAAAAAGGTAAATAAAAATGACAAACCAAGAAGCCTTGAAGCTGCGTGAGGTCATAGAAGATCTTAAATTACGCCTAGGTGAAAAAGCTAAGAGAATACTTGATTTAGAAAAACAAGTAGATTATCATAAAGAAGAAGCTCAATTAGCTGAATTAAAATATGATAATTTAAAAAAAGCTGTTGAAGAACAAACTAATGATCGTTTAAATAAATTAAGAGGAGAGTTAAATGACTGAAATAAAAGATGATATAAAATCTGTTATTGATGAGAACAAATCAAGAACATATGAAAAAAAAAAACAAGAATGGGAAAAACTAGAAAATGATAGAAGCGATTGTTTAGAAGCTGTATCAGTTCTTGGTGGAGCTATTGCTTGTGGTTTTTTAGATGATAAACATTCTTTAATATTACAAGAATGGATAAAAGAATATCAGCATAAAGCTGATTCAATTGAAAACTACCTTGATGGAGCAAGAACATGAGTAATAATGAAAATGCTTTACGTGCAATGTTAGCAAGTAAACAATTAGAAATAGATAAACTTAAAAGAAAAGTAAAGGAGATGGAAGATGACTATCAAAACAGACAGCGAGATACTTCGGATAGAAAAAAGAATAAGAGGTCTAAACCGAGTGACATCAGCAATTAATGATTTATCTATTTATGGAATTTTCTATGGAAATTATCCAGAATTAGTTAAAGTATTAGAACATGCTAAAGATCATGTTAAAGAAGAATTAAAATCTTCTAAAGAAAGATTAGAAACTGTAAGTACAGCAGAAGCTGTAGATGGATCTAAACCTGATCCAGAAGTAATTGAAGCATATTTAGATAAACGAATTTAAGAATTCTGTGTGTAGGTTAAGCCTTGAGATCTCAGTAAAAAATTGCTGCCAGGCTTCACTTAAGATTATGCTACTCATAGATAGAGCCTGCTGGGAGACTGGCAGGTTCGTTAAATTTCTGTAATTTTAACAATCCAAGATTTAGGTATCATAGTACGATCTCCAAAAGTAATACCATCATCGTCTTTATCGTATGCAGCAAACAATTTAATAGAGTATCTATCTTTAGAAAATATCCAACCTTCATTAACAGGTTTAGCCATTTTCATATTCTTAAATTCTTTTTCGTTAGCCCAAGCAGAGTCGCTTACGCAATCAACCCATTCAACTCTTACCTTTTGGTAAGGTATATCATTAGAGTCTTTATCTTTAATAGATTTCTTTTTTTTAGTGTAACGTTTTCTTGTCATGAGCTGCCCATATGTATTGTTCAAAGTCTTCTAAAGGTACTAGTTCACTACCTTCTTCTTCAAATACTAATTGAAGATATGTACTATAGATTATTGCTAAAGCCATAGCATCTGCAGCCTTAATAGATAAATGAGGATTTTGTTCTTTTATAAAATCTCCAATGACATCAGCTTTTACTTTACGTAAAAACTTGTCAGAATATTGTTTTTTAGATTTAGGAAACTTTAATATTTTGCTCATAATTAACGTACCTCTGGCGAGGATACTTATATTAGTTATTTGGGTTGCAGTAAAAAATCAATGTTATTTTGTATTTTAGGTACAAGTTCATCATAAACAGTACGCCAAAGCATAGAGTCATCGTAGAAAAAGTTCTTATTTTTCCACATATTGTGGTAATGATTGTAAAATCTACCACATATATCTACAGCATCTATATCTAATTTAGCCCAAAAATCACGTTCACTCATACCATTTGTATGTAATTGATGATGATGTTTGTAGCATAAAGGTACAGTATACTGATCACCAACTTTTTGAGATATACCTCTAGGCATAGCAAAAGTAATGTGATGAGCCTGACATTTAGTGTCTTGGCAAAGTATACAAGGATTAGAAGCTACCCATTTAAGGTATTCTTTATCCTTTATTCTTTGTGCCTTGTCCCCTGATTGTATTGTGCACTTTGGTGTAGCCATAATAAATACTTAATCTTGATAAACCTTCATGAACTCTATTTGATGCTTTACGTTCTGTCAAACCTAATTGATGAGCTATTTCAATAATACCAAAATTAAACCAACAAAATAACTTCATACATTCAGCAAATGTAGGACCGATTTGATCATCAGCATCTTTGACTCCAAGAGCTGCACCTAGTGATGATGTAATAAAATCTGGGTTAGATCCATCAACACGTTCTTTAAGAGTGCTTTTAGATCCACCACCCATAAGCTCACACATAAGTCTATATCTAGATCCTGCTTCATATTCTTCAATAGATATGAGCTTACGATGAAACATATACATAAGTCTAGATTCTCTTATGTTGAGCCATACTTTTTTTTTGTCTCTAATTGTAGAGATTAATTCTGGTTTTTCAATCTGTCTACGCATTCATGTATATTATAAGTTTCTACTGCAGAATCAACAAAAGTCTTAAATTTAAGATTTCTGTTATATAATTGGAAAAGACGAAATACTCTATTCTTATTACAAGAATGGAGTCTAGCGATTAAGCTCTTGCTCCCATACTTACGTGTAGGGTGCAATAGCCAACAAAGAATAATAGATAAATTATAGAGTTTATAATGATCACTATTCTTTATTAAAACTTTACCTTTGAGCATATCAATAGGTATGTTATAAGTAACACTAATATATTTTTGTATATCATTAACCATAAGGA